CATCGCATGGTTGTTTATCTTCTTTATGTAAATCTAAAACATAAGGATAATTTCTATCTTCGCAAAACTTCTTTACATGAGATGAAAGTCCCGCATAAATTGTGCGATTGAAAATATTAAACAGGCGTATTTTACCATCCCAGTATTTGTTTTTGTATGCAGGGGTGTATTGGTAATTTGGAACCATGAATGTAAAGTATTCGCTCAGTTCCTTTGCAAACCCTTTATCGCAATCAACTTTAAGGTTTACTGCATCTAGTTGTTTTATTTTAAAATCACTCATTGACCGTTTGTAAATTTAAGCCAATCAATTGCTGAACGAATGTTCCACTGTCGATTGGAAATTACCTTAATAATGCTATCTAAATAATCAACCACTGTTCTTCTATACTGAATTCTGTTATAAATTTTTTGTATATCTTCATCTGATTCCATAAACTTATCAATATCGGTTTTTAGAATTGAAAGTTCAAACGGTTCCCACTCAAATTCAGAGAGTTCCTCTTCTGATAATTTTCCGGTATAGTAAAGCCACCTATATTTTTTAGTGATCTTATACTCACTCTCCAATTTAGAGAGTATTAGTTTTTCGTCGGAAAGAAAATTTAAATATTTTGAATGTAATTGGGGGGTTCTGAGAGATTCTGTGTCAAGTTCTGTTTCATTAATATTAAGATCGACTTCTACCATCTGTCGATAATCACTTAGATTCATGCTATACTCCTAATTGCACAATTTCAAAATTAGAATAATTAAATGTCACTGATCCCAATAAAGGGGATGCTGAAGGTTCGAGTGATGTAAACTCTAGAGGACTTAACACTGTAGGAAAGGCATCCACAAAAACAATTCTGACTTTTTCTTGATATGCACTGTTTTTAACTGAGAGGGTAATATCAGAAGTATGAGAGTCTCTGGGTAAATTCGTTGTATCTGTTAGGAACGCCATAGATTCCATCCACCTAAACAATTCCTGATAACCCAAAAATCTTTCATCGATACCAAATCCAATAATAAGGGGAGAAAATTCATAACCACTCCCCGGAAATGCAGGTGCTAAACCTAAAGTTGTTGGTTGAGTTAATTCACTAAAAGAAAACTGAGGAAGAGTAACACTCTGAACAAATCTTTGAAAGTTAGGTACTCTAGGGATTTCCAGTTGGAAATAATTCCTACCAAGATAATTGTTTTCTGTCTTACCATCATATGTTACACCATATGACTTATATTGAATGTCCGGCATTTCCGGAATTTCGCGGGTGATATCAGAATCAGACATGATTAACTCCAGTATACTATTATGTATAACAAAAAACGAGGGGGAGTAAAACTCCCCCTCGCTTCGTTCAGATCTTCTATTTTTGTGTTATCAGGAACCGTTACCGTGAAGGTTCTTGACAACGAAGAGTCTGTAGTACTGGTTACCACCGGCAGTAAGAATGTCGGTGCTAGTTGCGAACGGATTGCTTACGACTCCGTATCGAGTCTTGAATCCGATCTTCGGCTGGAAGGTGTTCTCACCAACCGCACGCACCATCTGGAGTGGGACATACGGGCAGTAGAAGAGTCCAGCGTCATATGGGGATGTACCCTTGTAACCGACACAGACATGGTTTTGTCCAGTGGCGACATAAGGATCAACATAGACGCGGATCTTACCGTTGAGAAGACCAGCGAAGGTGTTACCAGTATCATCAACATCTAGGCTCTGGTTGAGAGCGGGTGAGATGTTGAGGAATCCACCCATTGCGAGGGCTGAAGCAACATCGGCAGAGACGATGATGAAGTTACCCTTACCGCGACGAGTTTCCTTGGCGATCTGGTTGCATTCGCGCTCGATTTGGAACATGAGTCCACGGAAGCGTTCAGCACTCCAGCGACCATCAGAGTCGCTTGCAAGATCGTACATACCGGGCTGAGGACCGGCGGCAGCACCAGCACCAGTAAGGTCTGTCTGAGCAGCACCGATCTCGGCGTTGAAGTAGACATTACGGATGATCTCGCGGTTGATTTCAGACAGAATCTCTGTGCTGAGGATGTTGGCGAGTTCAGTCTCGGCGTCGAGTCCGTGAACAGCCTTGAGGTCCTGAGCGAGTTCTGTGCTGTACTCAGCCTTGAGGGCGCGAGTTCTTGCTTCAACTGCAACTCTTTCGATGGAGAATGCCATCTGGTTAAACTGACCCTCGACGCTTCCGTCTAGTGATTCAGCATTTGCAGCACTGATACCTGTGAAATCTTTTCCGAAGACAGCAGCACGAGCTTGTTCAGCGGCAGTTAGAGTTACACCGGGTGTTGCAGAGGTGAAGGTAACACCTTCAGAAGCAAGTTCAGCAGCACCAGCAGAAATACCACCCTGACCTGAGTACTTGGGGAATGCTTCTTGGAAGAGTGCTTCGTTACCGCTCTGGTTGTCGTAACGACTTCTCATCGCAAAGATGAGTCCTGTGGGTGCGCTCATTGGCTGAACACCACAGATGTCGTATGCCATAAGGTTAGGCATTGAACGACGGATCAGGCTGATAAGCACTGGGTCGTAACCAGCAATGCTACCTGCTTGATTAGCAGCCTGAGTTACGCTAAATCCACCACCGAGTGAGTTGGTGGGGGTCTCAGCGAGGTACTGCTGCTTCATGGCAGTTTCTTGGTTCTCAAGAAGAACTGCGGTGACTTTTTTCTTGTATGAATCGCCGATTTGGTCGAACGAGTTGTGATTTAGAACTGGGTTCCACTTTTCTACGAGTTCATCGTAGGGCTGTGTACCGTATGCTTGGAATTCAGATGACATTTTGGATCTCCTTTGATCTCTGGCGTTAGCCTTATTTTAGTTTTTCAAGATTCGTAAAGTTCTCTGCTTTTTGCTTGTCTATTTAACGCTTCGACATATTGACCGATTGGACTGTCTGTGTTTTCGTTTAAAACTTTAGCGTTAGAAGCAACTTCTTCTGTTTCTGTTGATGCTACTGTTGGTGTTGAATTTCCGAAGTAACTTTCCTTCAGGATGTTGAGTTTATTTGTGAATGACTCTTCATCCTCAAAATCAAGGTCTTCGACCATTTTACCAAACTTATCGATTTGAACATCGCTGAGATCGTTGGCAACATCACCGAAGAGTTCAGACTTTCGGTAATTTTCAACAAGACTGTTTAACTCAATGTTAGCATTAATTGCTTCGTTGAGTGTGTCTGTCATTTCTTCATTTTCTTTAATCATTTCTTCGAGGACATCAACCTTTTCGTCAGGAATGTCGATGAAGTTTGATTCGAATAGAGTCTTGAGTCCACCAATGAATGATTCGGCTACTTCAGTGCGAAGACCCTTATCAACGGCAACTTCATTCTCTTTAACCCACTCTTCGACGACATAGTTGAGATAGTCGTCGATTCTTTCGGTTAGTTCTTCCTTGAAGGTTTCAAGTTCAGTTTCGAAGGACTCTTCAACTGCTGAACGGAGTTCTTCTTCAATAAGAGAAACTCTTTCACCTACAGCGGCTTCAAAGATAACTTCGGCTTTGTCCTTGAATTCTTCAGAGAGATCTTCACCACTGAAGAGTGACTCAATATGTTCCTTGAAAGGAACTGGAGCAACTACTTGTTCTGGTGTTTGAATTTCTGCTGAAGCGTCAGAAGGTTTAGGTGCAATAGACCCTCGGTTCTGATCTGCGGTTCCGTCGCCTGCAACGGTTGTTGCAATCTTGGCGCCTTTTCCGCTTGTATCTTGGTAAAGAGCATCGCTCTCTACGCTTGATGTGTTTAATGTGTTATTCGATTCCATTTTCTTTAACCTCCGGAGGTTTCTAGGATATTTATATTTCTTGTAATTTCTAAATCTAAACCGTCTACGCTACCCATTCAGACCACTAATAAACTTATTAAAGATATTGATGGTCTTTTCTTCTAATTCTTTTTTGGATGCTCTTTGAATCTCTTTTTGGTATTCCGCAATTTTCTTTTCTTTAAGCATTCCATTGTCCCATACCCACTCTGCACCTTCCATAATACCATTAACAAAGGCACTTGGAGCGGAAGGATCTGCTACAATGTCAACTGCGGATAACATAAAGTCTTGTTGGACTTCATTAATTCCACCTCTGTCTTTAAGCGATCCCATACCTCTAGAGGAAACTCCTAATTGAGCGCCCTCATCGATTAAACTCTTTACGATTTTACCCATAGGAGTTTCCATTACTTTTGCTTTTCCGTAACAATCATTACCTCTGAAATTTAATTCAGTGATCATATGAGAAACTCTATCTAAGTTAACAGTTGGACCTTGTGGGTGGTTTAATTCACCCAAAGCCCTTTTCTTTTCAACTAAGTCACAGTGATATCTTTTGACTTCTTTTTCTAGAATTGAATATGGGTAAATTCTACCGTTTCTATTTTTTTGTTCTGCTTGCATAAAAATACCTTCGATGTAGTAATTCTTTTTACCATCTTCGGTTTTTTCTGTTACCAAGCGAACATCTTCGTTCATTTCAGTAATGAGTTTCATTTGTTGTGCTTCCTTGTTTTTCTAAGGGCTTCTTTTTTACTCATTCCGCTTTTCTTCATTCTAGTCATCATGATGTCTGCAAAATCACCGTCTCCATCACCATCTTTGTCGTAATCTATGTCTTCTCTTGGTCCTGGCGCAATTCGGTCTGCTATTGCTCTATGCTCTGGATCGGAAGATCCATACATGTCCCCGAATGAGGGCTGTTTACCCGCTTTTCGATCTCTATTCACTCTGTTTGCT